GTACTGGTTCAGGGAAGTGCCTAGAGCCCTTGCAGCGGCGGGCAAATCAATACGTGCCGCCTCCGCAAGTGTAACTGCCTCTCTTGTAACAGCATTCAATGCCTCACCAGACTCCAACAAATCAGGCTTGGCAGATGCGATCAGTTTAAATGCTTCGGCTGCTTGTGATGCGGATAGTGTAGTGGATGCCCCGATCTCTTTTGCCTGCATTGACAGGTAGGCAAGATCATCACCGACAGCCCCGGTAATAGCAGACAATTCAGAAACGGTTTTGCCAAACTCCCGAGTGTTACCAATGACTCCGACCATGCCCGCAGCAATTCCGCTCGCCGCAAGCGCGGAACCAACTAATGAAAAGCCTCTTGCGAGGCTCATGCTTGATTTTTCTACTCGGTTTGATGAGGCAGCAAGCCTCTGCATCCTCTCATCAGCTACTTTTGCCTCAAGAGAATCTATTGCATATTTAAGTCGGGCTATTTCAACGCTCATGCTTTCGCCTTTACCTCTGCAGACACTTCTGCAAACTTGGTCTTAATATCAGAGCCATCGTTTTTCGGCGGTAACATAGGGCATCGGTCTGTGCTTCCCCTATAGGTTGAAATGCAACCCGAAACAATGTCCGCCAATTCAAGTAAGGTTTGAAATTCCCATGCAGACAGAGGTGTGCCAACTCGATCCGACCATGTTGCCAACTCTGTTGCTGTTAACGGATTATCCCCCGGCCTTCTCCATGCTCGAAATAAAAGCCTAAGCATGTAATTAAAATCACCCACATCAGGAAGGTAATTTACGTCCGGATCAGAAGCGAAAAGCTTTTTTCGTTTTACTCCAGATTTGCCATGCTCAGTTTCCAACCATGCAAACTGAGCACAATAAACCTCTAGCTTGACTTTCCCGCGAGGTAAATCTCCTCTCGGTTGGTTGCCTTTTTAATCAACTGCTCAGCAATCCAAGTCTCACTTTCAAGAGTGGCCAATGGGTCGGTTGCTTTCTTACCATCTATGGTTATGTCGGGCATCTCCACTGTAGCCCTGGCGCATATATAGATTAGGTCAGCATCAACATCATCAACACTGCGAAAAACATCAGCACCGGTACTTGCATTTTCTTTTGCTTTTTCCCGATTACGCCTCTGTACCTCGACAGATGCCTCACGCCAGACAGTAGAATCACTGCCCCGCATTTTCCAGATGAGGAAGTTACCCTCCTCATCCTTCAAATAATCCGCGTTTCGGCTTCTAGGGTGTCTCAGCTTTATTTCTAGAATTACAGAATCTGCCACCTTGCGTGGGTTGAGGTTTGAGATTTCCATTATGGGGCTGCTACCTTAACTTCGGCTCTTGTGATAGCGACAATCAATGATGCGGAAACAAAATTGTCACTGCCGCCGGGTTCTGTTGGCATACCCATAATGTAGCCGGTGAAATAATGGATCGCTCCATCAGGGAAGGTTATCTCGAAAGCAACCTCTGTCCGGTCATTTGCAAGCACGAGAATTTGACCCGCGTCAGCAGCGTCAATAACCAGAGGAACGGTTATGTTTCCGTGATCCCGAGTGCCAGGTCTTTTCTGCACATCAATATTGCCGAGTGCATTGTGAGTGACGGGATTCGATACACTACCGAGCGCAGGAATGCTCACGACCTCACCAATGTCGGTGAATGTCAGTGACGGATAACCTGTGCTTGCATCCGTATCGAAGGTGGTTGGCAATGTTGCGCTTAACGCAAGGGTGGTGCCATTACTTACTTGTATAGCCATGTGTAGTTACCTCTAAAGAGCTAATCTTTTCAAATTCTGCCGATATTTTGCAATAGCCAATCTGACCATGCCAGCAGGAGCCTGTTTTTTACTGCTCCCATATTCAAGCAATGTCACATACGGTAAGTTGTTCACCATGTAATAAACATTGCCGGGAGCATTAACAGCCACACCCTCTAGGTTGGCCTGTGACGATGCACCATCACGCTCTGCGCTTCTGGTACTGGTAATCTCTCTCTGTCCAATACTGGAGAACCAATTGTTCTTGGCCGCTCCAGTTTTTCGGGGAGTCTTGCGGATCACAGCAGTCCCAATTTCAACTACTCCAGACACGATAATATTGTCTCGAGTCCTGCCCGATTTTTCTGCGTATCTTGTAACTGTTTGGGCAAAATTGCTCACACTAAAGCCCTTGCTCTGATCTCGATTGGCAGATTGTACCAACCCTTTTCTGTAAAAGCATTACCGACCTCTGCCTGCATAATCTCTGTGGTGAGGTAACTATCGGTAAACCTCATCCCTCTCGCAAAATGGATAAGCAAAAAGCTAGCCAATTCCTGCGCGGCTTTCCTGCCTGTACCCTGCTCGACCTTAATCAATAACTGGTAGATTGCCTGATTGTCTTGAACGCTGTTAGTGCCTATTCCTATAGCCACTGTGCCAATGTTTAGAAAATCCTCCACAATCATTGGCCTGCCCACGGTAGGCTCCGTTCCAAGATTTTCGCCGCCTAGATCAAAGGTCGGATTGTTTGCCGGGTCTTCTTGTTGAGGAGCCCATATTATAAGGCCGGAAGTTCCATCACCCTGATAGGTGGTCGTTTTGTATGAATTAATGTCAGCGGTCAATTTTCCGCCGAACGTGTAATCGTCACCTGGAGCAAGTGTGACTGTCACCTCGCACCTATAAAAACCGAATCTCGCTGGAGTTATTTTATAGCTGTCACTGTACTGATCCCTCTCTGTACTGGTGGTTCCTGCTCCAACGTCAAAATTCTGAAATTTGTCGGAAGCCGCATCATGAGCATTGATCTGTAAATATCTCTTTGCGCTGCCCTCAATCTCTTTTGCATATATGGTGAATGTTCTAGTGCCATCTCCCAATTTGCTGCCATTCTGATTAAACCAGCGAACTCCACTTGTCGCAGCCTCAGTTAATTTTTGCGCGGTATATGAACCATCAGGCGCTAGTATTCCAGACTCAGTAATGCTGTGATCCCTGAAAAACCAACCATCAGTGAAATCATCTGTGTATACCAACTCATTCCTATCACCGCCAGCCTGTTCAAAAGGTGAGGCATTACCACTCAGTTTTACCAACTGCGCGACAAGCGCATTGTGCATTAGCTGTATGCTCATTTATTTTCTGACCTGTAATGTGTAAATCAGATTAACTCCACCCGGCTGCAATGGCTGTACCGCGATAACTTTCCAATCTACTCCACCAACCGTTGCAACTGAATTTACTGGAGGCTCGCTTGCCACATTCTCCATAAGCAACTGCATATCGCCTGACTGAACATTGTTGCCATCAATGTCGCTTTTTTCATATTCAAACAAACAACCATTGCCCACAATAGGCGTGCCAGCACCGGTTTTCTCCCCGGTGAGCAAATTGGTTGTGGTGTTAGGTGGCGTGATTGTAATGCTGGTGCCAAACTCCTCCAGAATATCGGCAACAGTATTCGCAAGCCCCGCATAATCGAAAGCCATTAGTTATGTATCCCTATCGTGTTAAGACCTCTATGCGAATTAGATAGCAACTTATCAAGGTTTCGCCAAACCGCAGGATCAGTCGGGACACTCGATGCACTCTTGCTGTACTTGACCATGATCGGTCCGACTTTAACTTGTTCTTGTGTCCTGGCGTATCGGGCAAGCGGATCGAACCCCTGATCTATTGCAATAGCGATAGCCAACTGCGCGGTTATTAACTGCTGCGGAATCTCTGTGGTAAGCACATCATAGGTGTCAATTACCACACCATAACGAGGCCACTGTAGAGCCTGTGCATCGGTATACTTGTAACCAATGAAAGGCAAAGCCTCAAGAAAATCCATTGCCTTGTAAAGCACCTCTGTCTCATCACCATAGGTGCCGGTTAGCGTGATATTCCTGTCAGCAGCATAGGTGGTCAACTGACTGACAGAGGCATAAGTATTGGAATTGCTTTTGGCTGTTCCGTCCTCAATAATAATCGCAGTGGTAGCCATTAATTAATCCCTCTGATATTGGTTGAATTGGAACCAACAAAGCCCTGTCCAAAGGCAAGGCATGTAATAAAAAATATTGCAGCCAGTAATCTTGTCATCTCGATTTAACCCTATGCTTTTGCTTGCTTCTTTTTGCTCGCTTACTTTTGCTCGCAGGCTCCATTTTTCCCGCCAATTCTGCCCGCATGTACCATTTTGCCCGCAGATTTTTGCTCGCAGGTACTATTTTGCCCGCTTATCCTGATAGTTGGTACCAATTTCCTCGCAGATTTTGGTGGTTGGTATCATTTTCCTGAACGATTTTGGTAGTTGGTATCAATTTTCTCACCGATTTTGGTAGTTGGTACTTTCTCCATCACCGATTTTGGTAGTTGGTATCAATTTGCCCGCAGATTTTGCTCGCAGGTATTTTTTTGCTCGCAGATTTAGGTAGTCTGCTCCCCTTTCCTGACAGATTTTGTTGGTCGGCACCACCATCACCGACCAATTTGCCCGCAGGCTCCATTTTTCCCGCCTATTTTGCCCGCAGGCTCTTTTTTGCTCGCTTCTTTTTGCCCGCAGGTATCTTTTTGCCCGCAGACTTTTTGCTCGCAGACTTTCCGCTCGCAGACTTGGCTTGCCCATGAATAGAGACAGACTTGCCCGCATCTCGACACTCTTTGTAAATGTTAGTGAAATCACTGGTGCTCAATATGATCTGATCAACACCCTTCGGTGGGCTTACATAATCACGGTATGATTTTGGCAGGTAAGTGCCATCTGGATCACCCTTTGCCAATTCAGCACAGATTGTCCTGGCGTCTGAAATTGTGAGCGCATAAACGTAAGTGAATTTGGGTTGCTTTGTCATATCTGTACCTCAATCATTTTCTTCAAAGCCTTGCCACTCCTCAGATCGTCAATAGTCCACTGTGAATTGGCAACGCGGTTCAATAATTCCTTTCTCTTATCTTCTGTAATGCTTGCTCCAGCCTCAAGATCGTCAACCGATCCACAATACTCGCCATATAACGGTGCTGCAGACTTTTTGCAGTAAACATCTACTCCAGCGATTATCGCATCGATGCCAAATGTACTGTTGAAACAAAGCACTCCACCGATACCCGCAAAACAATTTGCCAACGGTCTTGTGCAGATCCGGTCACAATCAATATCTATATCTTTTCCTTTGGGGTGAGGTCTGAAAACAACGCCCTTTCCCAAAGCGCGCAACTTGGTAGCCCATCCCTGATACATCTCGGTAAGCTGTTCCGCGTTCATTCCATGATTACTGTCTTTTGGCTTCTGTCCGGCGATCATAAAATCATCACCTCCAGAATGGTTGTGCAGGGTAATGCCCAACTCGTTAAAGGCATCCTCACTCTTATCATCTGACAACCACCCCAGATAGGGTGACAACTGCCAGTATAGAGGTCTGTTAATATGCCCCAACTCGCCGACCAATACCCGCACACCCTCTTTTCGGCAATTCTCTATAACGGTGCTGTAAGGCGGGATGATACCCGCCACCACGATCACATCGTAATTGCTTACATCAATTTTAGACGGAGGCACATGCAACGGCACTAGGTCGCAGCTATGCTGGCAGGACTCAAAAATTCCACCAATTACCACGCCTGTCGGACTACCGTATGTGCAAACTCTCATGCTACTTCTTGCACCTCTCTCAAAAGAGAAGCAAGGCTTTGAGTCTGCGCCCTGTTGTTATATTCCACGCCAGCATCATCAAGAGCCTTTTTAACTGCATCTCGATTGTCATAATCGAACTCTTGCTCTGTTGACTGTTCAGAACCTGGAGCCTTTGTTTCGGGCATTGCCCCGCTCCATTCTTTGTGCTTTTTCGGGTCGAAATTGTCCGCATTAATAATTAGCGGGTTCTTATCCTCACCCACAACCACCATTGTCTTTGGGTTTCGTGATTTATTCTGGCTCATTGTCTTACCTCTTAAAAAAAAGGGGAGCCACAACCATGCAGCTCCCCTGTAGATTTAATTGCTGTTTGGCTTTAGCCGACCAGCAATGCAAGATGCTCTGTCTTATTACAAACAAAGCCCCACGCGAGTGATACTTCATAATGCACCCGGCGGTATTCTTTGTAGATGGCGATCTCGAAC